CCATCCATTTACTTCCGCTTCGTCCAACCGATATGATGCAATTCTCACATGTATAGGATGCATCCTTGCAGACAACCGTGTAGCCGCCCGCATCTTCTGCGACAACCGAATTCACTGGTGTATCGAAGAAAAACTCCACCTTATCCTTCAGATACGCATACAGATTTCCAAGCACGACATAGTTGATATCCGTCCCCAGATGACGTACAGATGCATCAAGCAGATGCAGATCATTCTGAATGCATACCGTCTTGAACCGTGTACCCGCCGTCGAATAGAGCTTCGTGCCCTCGCCACCATAACGCATATTGATCTCATCAACATACTTCATCAGTTCGAGCGATTGTTTCTTGCCAATATACTCATAAAGCGTACCGCCGAAATCATTTGTGATATTATATTTTCCATCCGAAAATGCGCCTGCACCACCAAATCCGCTCATGATCGAGCAGCTCTTACAGCCGATACAGTTTTTCACCTTATCTCCATCAATCGGGCAATGTCGTTTGTCCAATGCATGTCCTGCTTCAAACACAGCAATCTTTAAATCTGAATTTTTGTGTACCAGTTCATATGCGGAGAAAATACCGCCCGGTCCTGCGCCAATTACAATCACATCATACTTCATAAATAACCTCCCAAATCAAAACATAAAAAAAGACCACGAAACAATTGTTTTCGTAGTCAACTCTTTACGGTAGCTGGTAGAAACGTTCAACCATATTATGAACATATACGCCTATTTGATTCATAGATTTAATTTATTCTATCATAATAAATAGGAATACACAATCGTTTTTTCTCTCTTTTTATAGCCTTATATTTTGTCAATAGTTTTGCGACAAGTTTTTGAAAAAATATTATGCCGTGATTTTTTCCAACTCTTCTTTAAATAATTCTTCTGATGTTCTAAAACCAAAAATACCCCGTGGGTATGTGTTTATCCAATTTTCTATAAATTCAATGTCCCTATCTTGCTTTTCGTCAAAATCTTCCCCTTTAGGGATATGGCGGCGTATTAGTTTGTTGGTGTTCTCGTTGGTCCCTCTCTCATAACTACTGTATGGGTGGCAGTAGAATAGATATGTGCGTTTCTCCCCTGGTGTCAACGCCGAACGCTCCATGCCCTTACAATCCGAAAACTCCACGCCGTTATCTACCGTGATGCTTCTAAACACTTTAGAAAACATATCTCCCCATTTTCTTTCTAAACGGTCCAGGGCATCCACCACGCTTTCCGCCTTTTGGTCTTTTAGTTTAAATATAATCTCGTCCCTGGTCTTTCTCTCTGTTAATACAAGCATACATGATTTTGTAACGCCTTGTTTGCCCTTTACGGTGTCCATTTCCCAATGTCCGAATGTTTCACGGGTTGCCACTTCATCCGGGCGGTTCTCTATGCTCTCCCCGGCCGCTGCTCTCTTCTGCACCTGGACTTTCTTATTTTTCTTTTTCTTCTTGCCCTTAACGGGTAAATGTTTGTTGGTAAGTTTAAGGAATATGCCGTTGTCAATATAGCGGTATAGGGTTCTTACGCTTATAGTGGTACTAAATTCTATTCCGCTTGTTGCTACTGCTGCCAATGCTGCTTCCGGGCTATATTTATTTTCCACAATCTTATTTTCTATGTATTCCGCCAATTTAATATCATTGCCTATTTTAATGTTTCTGCCTTTGCCCTGGGCGTTCCAATCATGGGTCTGTTGCCCCTTATCACTACTATAACGCACCTCTTCCGTATAGTCTGAATTTCTATGTACATACTCGCCCCGTTTCATTTCTCTGTAAATGGTGCTTCTGTGAACGTGTAAATAGTCCGCAACTTCTTGTACGGAATGACCTTTATTAAGTAGTGTTTCCATTGATATTCTATCATTTTGGCTTAACTGTTTGTATTTTCTACCCATAAAAATAACCCCCCTTGATACGGCAATAGGGACAACCCGGAATAATCCGTTGTTGTCCCCGTCTGTTTCCTATGTTCCTTTATTTATTCTGTGATTTCTTCTTTATAGGTTATTTCAATGGTAATACTAAATTCTTTTTCTAATTCATCATAGTAATATACATCTTTTCCGGCATCATACCTTAAATGTTTATAGTTGCCGCCGGAAACCTCGGACCATATATTTTCTATGTTTCCCTTTTTCAAAAGGTTCTTTACTCTGCTTATGCCGCCCTTTTTAATATCTCCAATGTGGGTATTACATACAAATACTTGTAGTTGCTCCACCCCCCCCTCACAAGATATAGTGGTTATTGTGGCTTTTTCGTTCAATTCATATTCATAGATGTTTTCATCTTCCCTATTTTCTTCTATGAGGTCTTTCTTTTTTAACTTGTAATCCTCGTTTTTCTCCACAAGGTCCATAATATCTTCCATGTGGTCTTTTACATTATCCAGGATAAAGCGTTGACTTTTTACAATATATCTTGGCTTTTTTTCTTCCGGCATCTGTACGGGCTGCGGTTGTGCTGCTGCCGTGTTCTTTTTTGAAAATAGGTTGCTAAATAATCCCATGTTGTGTTCCTCGCTTTCTTCCGTGCTACCTTCCTTTAATTTGGCGTATCAATTTCCACTTTTGCCACCAATTTAAAGTAGGGTTTCTTTTTATAAGTTCTATATCCTCTTTCCCTGGCGGTGGTAATAATCGCATGGCGGCGGTTAATGCTTCTGTGGCTTCCTTTGCCGTTATTCCGTATTCATTAGGCATTGCTTGTATTCTCCATTCTCTGTTTAATAGCCTGGTTAATATATTCGTTCACGCTTTCCCCGGCGGCTGCTGCCCTTTCTTTAATAACGGCTTTATCTCCCTTTGGTACGGTCAAGTTGATGCGGTCATACTTCTCATTTATAAACTGATTTTGGTATTTCACTTGGTCGAACTCTTTTTTTGTTTTTGGCATCCGTTGCCCTCTTCCTTTCTCTTGCCTTATGGTATATAATAGGTTTTACAGTTTGGGCGGCTTTGGCAAGTCCACCGCCCTTTCTGCATCCCTAAAGCCTATTCATTAGGCTTTTCTTCATTTCTTGGCTTCGCATCCACAATTCTTCTGATTAAATCCAAAATCTCATGTTCGCTATGCCCTTTCTCGTCACACCACTCAATGACTTCTTTAATTTCTTTCTTGTCCATATCTTCCATGTTATTCTCCTTTCTCTGCCGCCCAGGTACTCGTTAGGTTTTATGTATCTCCCTTAACTGTCTTTATTATATATCATATTACGCAATATGTCAATACATATTACGCAATATTTATAAATTTATTTTTATGTGCAATAAGCCCGGCGGAATGTGCCAGGCTTAAAAGTGCGTGTATTTACCATTGATAAAATCACAGAAACAACGGGTTTCAATATATAGTTGCATCATATAGGCGTTTTGGGTTTCCGGGCATTGGTCTAAACGATTGTGTATATAAGCAATGCACCCTTGCCCGGTGTATACCTCATTGCTTCCCCGTTTCACATTAAAACGTGGGTTAAAACTTGTCAGACAGTACCGCAACGCCTATTGTTGCAACCCCTCAACGGTTTATAGTGGCTTGGGACACTCGCACCCGTTCACGGTGTGGCCGTTTTAGTTGCTGCCCCGGCATTGCCGCCGGGGTTTTGTTTATCTTTTTCCATTTTTTAATTTTATGTATGCTTCTATTTCATCTTTGCTTGGAAAATTTCCCCAAAAATCACGCTTCCAACCGCCGTTAAAAAATCTTAATCCGGTAAAATCTTCTTTTTGTCCTTTTATTTTTATATTTCTAAAATCTACGCCCGTTCTTTTTTCAATTTTATAAATCATTTCTTCCGCATACATCATATCATTATCCAGGCAGAAAACAAATTTTTCATTCCATTCTAATGTTATGTAATTGTGTCCACTACATCTTATTGTCCATTCGTCTTTTTTGCTCATTTTGTTTTTCCTTTCTGCCGGGGACTTTGCCCCGGCTCAATGCTTATAATGCAGTTTCGATAAACTCAACCGCTGCCTTTATGGTTTTGAATGTGTGGAACTCTCTAAAGCCTTTCCCCTCTCTTACTGATACATGGTAAGCACCACGGCTTCCAACCATTCTTGTTATATCATATCCTTTTACTGTTTTTACTACTTCCCACATTTTCTTTTCCTCTCTTTCTTTGTGTTCCTCTCTTAACTGTCTTTATTATATTGCATATTGCGTAATATGTCAATACATATTACGCAATATTTTTAAAAAGTTTTATTTATAAGAAAAAGCACACTTTTTAAAGGTGTGCTTTTAGTTCCGTGATATACATTATTTCCTTGCTCTTTTGGTAGCCAAATTCCTAAAGGCGGCGTTGCTTATGCTGCTGCTAAATTGGCGGCGTTTACTGCTGCCGTCACGGTGTTACCGATACCAATAACAATTCTGTCATTCTTAACCTCGATAACATCATATTTACTGTACCAACACTTAAACATATTACCGTAGTAATCGTAAGCATTGATAACCTTTACTTTCTGCCCTACCTTGAAACCGTGGGCGTTCTCCGTTTCTTCCTGGGTCGGAATGTCGGTTGGTACTTCTGCATCCGCCGGGGCTTCTGCAATCTCTTCATCCTTTGCAATGTTGGCGGCGTTTACTGCTGCCGTCACGGTGTTGCCGATACCGATAACAACACGGTCCCCGTTTACCTGGATAACATCATATTCATCATAATAGGTTGCAAAACGCACCCCGTTGTATGTGATGTTGTCAATCACTCTTACCTTGTCCCCCACCTTATAACCGTGGGTTTCCTTGTTCGCCGGTCCCTGGTTCTCTCCGTCCCATGTATCATACTGTGTAAGGTTGTAAGAATTGATGATGTTCATTACATTCTTAATGTATGTAGGGCTTGTTGCATATCCGCCGTTTTTGATTGCGGTAATGGCACTTTCGGCGTTTCCGTTGTTTACTGCTCCGGCATAACGGGAACTTCCGCAAATCAGATTGTAATAATCCGCCACGCTCTCTTCCAGGCTATCATAAGCACGGAAAGCGGCGGTAATCTGCGTGTATGTCTTACCGTCATAGCACTCGTTTGTTTTACTACTGTAAACCTTGCCTTTCCAACCGCTTCCGGCCTTGATGCCAAAAAACGCATTAGCCTTTGTCATAAGCCCGGATGTTCCCCACCCGGTTTCTAATGCGGCCTGTGCGATACATACAGACGGTAAAACCCATTTATCACGGGTTAAATATTCTTTTCTTGCGATTGCTGCCAATTTTGCAATAAAGGCGTTTACCTGGTCTTTTGTTGCCATGTCTTATTCCTCGCTTTCTTCTTTTTCTTCCGCTTTCGCTGCGTTCTTGTCCCTTAACTGCAAAAGCACATCTTTTAACTGCTGCGGTATGTTGATAAATTCCGCCGCATTTTCCAAAATGGAAAGTGCTTCATTGCAGATAAAGAAAACAATAACAATTTCCCTTAATGGTATTGTGTCCCCGGTCATTCTCTGCACGTTGTAGGCAACTGCGATAACCACAAATACCATGATTTTTTTTACAATCCCCTTAAATCCGATTGCACTTGAAAGTTCTTTTTTATAGACTGCTTTCAAAATGCCCGTGAAATAATCCAGGATAGCAAAAAGCAATATTGTGTATAACATCACATCCCAACCGCCGAACAACGAAACGATAAAACCGCCAACCAATCCGCCAATCACGGAAATAAAGTTAAACATTTTCTCCATTGTTCCATGCTCCTTTCCTTGTTTTTTACAAGTAAATCATATAATGGAACGGCTTTTTATTCTGACCCTTTTTACGCCGTTGCTTCCAGGCGTTCCCATTCATAGAATAACAATTCGTATTCAACCGCCTTTGCAATGTGGTATGTGTCGGCGTGTCCTAAATGTCCCTTTCTGCTTTCATACTTCCGGTTAAATTCTTCCGGCGGCAATTCGCCCAACTCATACGCCTTTACATCTTGCTTTAACTTTCTGATAGATGATTTTCTTACTTTCTTGTGGTCTGCATAGTGGATATATCCGCAAAAATCTATGCCATTCCCGGCGTATAGGATTGTGCTTTTAGGGTTAATATGCAAAAGCATTTCATTTTCCAAAAATTCTTCTATTCTCTTAACCCATTCTTTTAACTGCTCCAAATCATCCGATAGGATAATAAAATCATCCATGTACCGCACAAAATACGGAATATGTAAAACGTGCTTGCAAAATTTATCTAACTTATTGCCGTACACATTCGCAAATAACTGACTTGTGAGGTTTCCAACGGGTATTCCCACGCCGTCCGGCAATATGCCGTTGTGGTCTATAATATCATCCATTAACATAAGGGCTTTCTTATCCCCTATATAGCGGCGGTTTTCATCCTTTAATTTGTCATGCGGTATAGATGCAAAATACTTTGATATATCCCCTTTAAAGGCATACATCCTTAACCCTTGCTTTACCTCTGTTTCATACATCCATTGATACAATGTATCACTTGCGGCGTGCATCCCCTTACCGCTCCGGCAAGCGTAAGAATGGTAATAAAATCCGTTTTCAAATACGGGTTGAATAGCGTTACAAATCATGTGTTGCACCACTCTATCATAGAACGGCAACGCCATAATAAGCCGTTCTTTTGGCTCAAACACCTTAAATATCTTATATTCCCCTTGTCTATATGTTAAATTCTGTATTTCCTCGGTTGCTCTTAAAAGTTCCTCTTCCTTAACCATAGAAAAAGCCAATACCTCATTCGTGTACCGCTTGCACCTTGCCGCCTGGTGGAATGAAGTATTGGCATTTTCAAAGGTCCCCATTTTCTCATGTAGTCCCTTTACTGTTTTCATTTAATCCCTACCAATTTTCAAATATTCTATTTTACTAAAAGGTGGTTTGCTTTGTTAGTTTGTCCGGTATCGCACCGGAACGGGCAAACCGTCTGACTTACTTAAAATGTAAATCTTTGCTAGTGGCCGCTTGGGCTTCTATGTCTATAAAATTGTAAAGTCACACACGCACCGCACACCAATG